GTTACTTTATTTGTCATCTTTAATAATGTGAATATGTATTTTTAATCCTTTTTTTGTGGCATAGTCAATCATATTTTTAGTGCCACGACTTTCTCCATCCCAAACAGCGATCAATGCGTCTGCATAGTCTCCCATTTGAGCGTTGCGAATAGGTCCAGCAGCCTTGCCAAGATTTTTCCAATCAGCAGGAAATTCTTTGACAGGGACACCCATCTTCTTTGCCCACATCTCGCCAAAAGTATCTGCTCCTCTTGCTTTGCCGCAAACAACTTCTGTAATTGTCCATGGACAGCTTTCAATAGCATTTACTACATCTTGATAGGAAACTTTGTCTCGACTCCCAGCTATTATATTTTTCACTTGATGTTTAGTTTTGCTTTAATTTCTTCGAGAGAGGTAAAGATCGTATATCCACCAGTCTTTTCATACACATGATCAACGCACGTATTGATGTATTGAGGATCATCTTTCCAAGCGCCATACCATGTTTTCTTTTTGATGCTTTTGGAGTGAACGTGACCGTGAACATTTGCAACTCGACCGCGCATTTCGTGCGGGTGAATTGGGCAATGCGTTAGCCACAGTCGCTTGTATGAAATCATGCCGTGAATCTCATCAAACACTTCTGCTTGAAGTTTTGTCGAAACATAATCATCGTGATTACCTTTGATTAGAATTTTGCGACCACGAAGATTTTTGAATACTGCCAAAGTTTCATCAGAGAACGCTGCATCGCCCATGACATATACAATATCGTTTTTGCGGATAGTGTGCTGCCAAAAATGACAAAAGATTGTCGTATTATCTTCCATAGATTTGACCCACGGACGAAATTTTGCAATATTTTTGTGACCCAAGTGTGGATCGCCTACGAAATAAACACTCATTTTGATTTACCTTGATCTACGAAATCGTAGAGTTTAAATGGATTCGTGCCATTGGCAAAATCGAACTCGCTATATTGAAAAACATAGCCGCCGATTTTCTTGGCGCAATCTCGCGCCCACTGTTCTGCACCTTTTAATGCTCCATCATACGATTGATGGAAGTTATTTTTTTTGTCGAATACTCTGTATTTGTTATGTGCCATATTGTTATTTTATTGTTTCTAGTATAATCAGAAGAATAATTGCTGTGATTGTTTGAAAGTTATTCATAAGTCAATTTAAACGCAATCCGTCCCGTGTCAAAATTGTTGGTCATGTAGCATTCGATGAATATTTCATTTCCGTGAATCTTGGCGGAGTTAATTTGCGCTATGTATTTGACTTTGTCAAGAACTATTTTGTGCAAATTTTCGGGCAGAGGCTCGAATTCTTCGCAGACAGGTTGATCACCCAACTTCCATGGGAACAATTTGTTCTCACCGATTACTGTCACTGTAGGCATTTTCATTGTTTTTTAAGTATTGTGTGTTTGATTCCGTTGACAATGTCCGTCATTTTAATCAAAGAAAGAAGATCTTTTCGTCCTTTTCTTTGGTAGCCAGTATAGAGTGGTATGCGAACATCGACGTTGAGCTGAGAAAGGTCGCAGAGCTTTTCGCATAGCCGCGCCAAAAGCTTTCTATCGACGAGCAGGAAGTCGTGTTCACGCTCAAATGCGATGATGGTAGAAGCGCCGTAAAGCCATCCTCTCTTGCCTTGAACATTGGCGAACTCAATCCAAACTACATCGTCATTATATTTGTCGTCGGCGCGTTTAACTTTCTTTCGAGCTTTCACATCGACTGGCGTTCTGGGAAGCTTTAACCCTTCAATCCAATAATCAATGTGGCGAATCTCTTCTTGAAAAGAGGATTTCTCGCAAGACAAACCAGCTTTCGTGATTGCGGATTCAAATGAAGACTCAGCTTTGTCGCCGCTTTCGAATGCTTCGCCTGTCTTGTCGTATCTGTTTTTATAAGCCATCTCTGCTATATGATACTAAAATCTTGCCGTTGTCAAGGGAAAATTTTGCATTTTTGTCTCTTTTTTTTATGTAATTTAAATAGGTTTTTAATTTGTAGTGCCGCCGCACTTCTCCAACGAATGGTTTATTGTGATTGAATTTATTCCAGTGGAACTCTCTAAATACTCTAAAGTTTTTTTCTATATCAAATGGGCTGCTGAAAATAAATTGTATTTCGATATGTGTATCGTAGTTGGATATGGCGATAAAAAATGTGACTTTCTTATTTTCGCTGCAATAGTAGATGTCGCATTCGTTTAATAGAAATTCGTAATATTTCTTAATTTGAATAATCTTCAGTGATTGGCTTTTGATAGAACAGAAGTCGTAGGGTTTTGAGCGGACACAATAATCCATCACAGCCGATGCAATCATTTCATTATCATTCTTTAACTGCTGAAAGTTCATTTTTTTGATTTATAATAGTGTAAATTAGAGTATGGCGCAAGGACAAGATCGGATAGCAAGCAGTTTATTGGAACTGCAACCCACAGCTATTATAGAGCTTTTTTTACTCTATTTCAATACTGTTGACAATCCAAGCGCATTTATTGCTTTTCATGGAGGTTCTGTTTATAATAAAGGTGTTGTATGGCAAGGTATTGAATACTTGCCAATTCCAGTAGAAACAGATGGATTCGAAGTCAATGCAAATGGTCAATTGGCGCGACCAAAAATGCGCATCTCTAATAAAGATTATTTCGCCACTGATCTATTGATTAATAACGATGACTTGCAATTTGCGAAAGTTGTTCGTAAAAGAACTTTTGTAAAACACTTAGACGATGTTAATTTCGATGGAGGAAATCCATGGGGACAGGCAGATGCATCAGCAGAGCTTTCTAATGATGCTTTCGTTATAGGTCAAAAGACCGCAGAAAATAAAGTTTTTATTGAGCTGGAATTGACTTCGCCGTTGGATTTAGAAAACTTTGAAGTGAATAATCGTTTGATTATGTCTCGATATTGTTCGTGGCATTATCGCGGTAATGGTTGTAATTATAACGGAATACCAATTGCCACCGAAGAAGGCGAAAGCTTAATTGTGGGCAACCCTATTGATTGGTTTGCTAATCAAGCGCAAAAAAAATGGTCAGAACAGGGATCGTATACATCTGGCGAAGCGGCGTATATTGAAAATCAAAAAATTACAATTGTCAATCCAAAAGATCCTCTGGAAATAGAGTTTGCCAAAATTTGGTATGTTTGCCAATCAGGTCATGCCAGCTCTCCCTCCACGATACCAGATAAAAATCCATCTCTTTGGAAACGAGATGGCTGCAATAAAAAACTAGACGGCTGCAAATTACGCTTCGGCAAAGGAGCTATTGAGTTCAACGCTGCGACTGAGCAAAGAACAGCTTATTTCGTTGATTTTACGCAGCGCACAGGAACTTTACGTTATAATAATATTGCGCCTAATGCCACAATATCTGGATCATCTTTTATATCTGGATCGCCACCAACTAATTTAGTAAATTTAACTACAGGAACTGATAGCTCATGGACTGCATCTGGTAGTGCAAAAACAGGCGGCATGATTGGATTAGAGTGGTCGAGTGCAAAAAATATCAATCGTATTGATTTGTATGATAATCCATCAACACAGCTTCACTTTAACAACGCATATATTCGTTTATTTGATAGCTCTAATACTGTTGTCCGTAGTGGCGTATTGAGCATTCCAACTAATGGAACGCGAGCGACTACTGGCTTTGCCAATACTTCAGTCAAAAAAATCATTATTTCGGGCAGTGGTGTTACTACTGTGCCATCATTGAGTGAAGTGGCTGTTTTTGAGGCTAATCCGCCCAACTTGATTTACAATGATCAAGAATCTATCCCACTACACAGAAATGATTTTTTTCAAATTTCAACATGGGTGGGTTTAACTGGGCGAGATTTATACCCCAATGAACTATATTCAGTCTTTCACAATGTGAGCGGCGGATGCCGTTATAGCGGTTTGAATTTGTATCTTTCTGGACAAAATCTTCTGCTAGACTTTGCGACTCGCACTACAGGCGCTACACCGCAGCAAATCAATAGAACTTTAAGTATTCCATGGAAGAATGATGAATTGAGACCATTGCATCTGATTTGCTATGGTGGAAATGCGACTGGTTTAACTCCAACAGGCGTTACTTCTGGCTATATTGAATTGACTGATGGTGTATCAGAAACAGGTCGTTTTACTTTATCTGGATCGACGGGTGAATATTTTAGATTTAAAAACCCTAACTATCAAAGTGGTATTGTCGGCAATCAGTATCGTCTCAAATTTGGATTAAATGATTGGCAATTTCCAACAGGCGGTGAATTTGTTCCGAATCCTGTGGGCGCTTCTAATCAAATTGTGAGTAATATGGAGCTTATAAGCCCAATTAAATTTGGTCCTACGGCATTTTGGACTGGTTCAAGTGGAATTAATGTAAGAATTGATGACCACAATCAATCTATGTATAGAGACTACAGCGATTTTACAGGAAAACAAACCAATACAGAAGACTTGATAGGCTGGTGGGAAATGGAAATTAATGATTCGACCACTGGTATTAGCGGCAGAAACAACGCTAGTAAAAAACTAATAGTATCTGGAGATAATCCATCAACATTGAATACCTATGACACTGCATCGGTATCTTTTACTCAGATAATTAACTCTCCAAAACAAAATATAGATCTACCATTTGGTGGATTTCCTGGAACTGAAAAATATGGTTAAAGAGATCAGAAATAAATCAATCGCCAAAATACGCGATTTTATAGTTAATGCTTGCAATGAACAAGTAGCTCAAGAAGTTTGTGGATTCATTGGTTGGGATCATGCGCAATATATCGCAACTATAGAAAAGAATGATGCCATAGATCCAAAAAACTTTTTTGCTATTAATCCTGCATCATATTTAATGTTCGCTGGAGACAACGATATGTTGGCTATTTTTCATAGTCATATTGCAGGAGATGAAATGCCCTCTGAGTTTGATATTAAAATGGCAGAGGCGTGTTGTGTTCCTTTTGTGATTTATTCCCTCAATACCAAAAAATTCCATATTTATGAACCTAGTGAATGCGAATTAGATGTAAAAGCATTTGCAAGGTTAAAGGAGGCTCTGAAATGATGAACGTAACACTACATGGAATATTAGCTAAAGAGTTTAAAAAAGCTTTTTGCTTGGAAATCAAACGCCCCAAAGAAGTGTTTGATGCTATTTCATGCTCTTATGGTAATTTTCGCAATAGAATTGTCGAATTAGCTCATCAAGGAATTCATTTCGTTTTACTTGTAGATGGGAAAAAAATCACAACAATGGAAGAGCTTTCTATTGCATCAGATAATCAACAGATTGATATTGTTCCATTAGTATGTGGAGCGGGTAGAGCGGGAATGGCTATTGCAGTGATAGCTTTGGGCGTGTTGACTGCGGGAGCTGGATTTGCAATTGGCGCTGGTATGGGCGCAGCTTTTTTGGGAAGTTCAGCTGGATTGGTTGGTCAGAGTTTAGTCAGTATTGGTGTTGGCATCGCTATGATGGGTATTCAAATGGCACTTGCTCCAAAACCAAAAATGGATAGACCATCTGCGGATGTTAATTCAGCAAAACAGTCTTTCTTGTTTTCTTCCAAAGCGAATACTGCGGAACAGGGCATTCCAGTTCCTGTAGGTTATGGACGTTTACGAGTTGGTTCTGCTGTGATACAGTCAACAATTAAGTCTTATCCCCAAGCATTTGAAAAAGAAAATTCTTTATTTGTGGATGGACAATCTCGTAATAATGATAGAAATTCGTAATGAAACATATTAATAAAAAACTTTTAATTAGAGGAGCTGGTGGTGGAGCGCCGAAACCAAAACCAGCCATCTTAAATCCGCCAAAACTGGGTGGATTCAAATCTGTTTCTTCGTATAGCGTTGCAGAGATTATTGATTTGATTTCTGACGGTCCAATTGAAGGATTGGTCGATCAAAATGGCCAGCCGCTTGATGATAGTATTTTTAAAGGTATTTATTTAGATAACACTCCAATTCAAAATACCGAAAGCCTGAATCTAGCAAAAAGTTACGCAAGCGTGTCGATTGCTAATTTAACCAATGCTATCAGTAGTATTTGGATGAAAAATGGTAAGTTTAAAACTATCACAAAACAACAATTGCCGACTGAAGGTGTTTTTGTTTCAAAATATAAAGAAAGCGTACGCCAAACAACAATTCCATTGTATGAAGCTAGCTGGAATGACTTGTTTAATATTTCAGCATTTAATCCTTTGCCGCCATACTGGACATTGGAGAGTAATAAAATTGAAATTCACCATGGTTCTCCTATTGCTAAGAAATCGGCCATTTTAAACTCTTTTCAAAGCCATGTTGTGAATGAATCTAAATTCAATGGAGATTCAACGGCTCGATTAATCGCTCAAGAAAATATTAAAACATTAGATAAAATAACAAATCTAATGAATCAATCGAATTATGTATCTGAAACTCGCGTTTCTGGATTAGTTAACACTTCTTTTATTATTATTGATTTGAGCAATTTGCAATTAAATTTTTCACCACCAATATCAAGCGAGCAGCAAATTGATTTCTCGATTAATGGTTTATCTAATAAATTCGATTATGTATATACGTTGACTCAACCAGTTATTACAAATAATAAATATACAGGAGCGGTTAGAAGCATTGTTGTAATAGCTGCTCCACTGATTGAATTGCGCAATCCAAAGCAAAAAAAAAGCAATTGGTATTATTTTTCCAAAAGTTTATTGATCGCACTGAATCAACAGAATGTTAGATTCGAGGCGACTGAAAAAGTATCACAAATATCCACACGGACGAATGAATTATTTAATTTTTCTAATGTATCATGCCAGTTTAAAAACGGAGAAGAGTTTCAAGAAAGTTTGAGGGGCTTTGACAAAGTAGTGAACGACTACGCTTATGAGGCTAAGTTATTGGGACCATTTGTCAAATCACAAGCGATACAAAGAATTGTCATTAATAATTCAGACTCTCGGTTTAGATTGGGCGCTGCTGGTTTAACTGCTGATAATTTGAGCATATCTCAAACTGCTTTGATTGCTGGGCAAGAAGGTTCGACAGATCAAAGACCTTATGGAACAGCGCCTAATAATTATTCTGATTGGAATAATGAAAACGAGAAAAAAGATTACGATGCATTAGCTGTAACCCATACTATTGAAAATCCCTTTGTTGATAAAGTTTCTCTTTCAATTATTGTCAACTCTCTGTCAGATACTATCCACATTACGACTGATAAAGTTAGAGATGTCGGAAAATTAGAAGCTGGTTCAAAAATTCCATCTATTGTGGCAATAAAAATTGAAACTGGCAAAATCTCTAATGGACAAAAGAAAGATGATAAATCTTACTCCTATTCAATTGTTGGTTTGATTGAGGGATCGTGTATAATTGATTTTGGTGCAGATTACAGCGCAGCGGAAAATTTGTTAAAAGATTCAGTAAAACTGATTGATGGAGAAAATTTGAATGATGCAAATTTAACACGACCATTTGATCTTCCAGCCTTGGTTAATGGTGAAGATCCATCGACAACAAAACGATATATCAAAGTTGTCAAGTTGTCATGTGAAACCAATTCGACTCTAATAAATAAAGATATTGCTCTGGCAAAAGTTACAGAAATCATTGATCAACGACTTTCTTATCCATTTTCAGCAATTGCTGGAATCAAATTAGATGCACGTTCCTTTGGTTCTATTCCAGAACGCAGTTATGATTGTAAGTTAAAGAAAGTAAAAATACCATCGAACTATAAAGTAATTGACACCGCAACTAGATTGGATATTCGATATGTCAAAAATGCCAAAGACTATTCTACCATAAAGCAAATTTATGATGGAGATTGGGACGGTTCATTTACTCTTGGTTGGACGGATAATCCAGCGTGGATATTGTATGATCTATTGACAAGCAAGCGCTATGGATTAGGGGCGTATATTGACGAATCACAAGTCAATAAATGGGAGCTTTATAAGATCGCTAGATTCTGCGATGCGGTAAATGACGAAGGTTATTTTATTGGTGTTAGTGATGGAGTGGGCGGATTAGAGCCGCGATTCTCTTGCAATATTTTGTTCAAAGAGCAAACAAAAGTTTATGACGCAATTAACATCATCGCGAACTTATTTCGTGGTATAGTATTCTTCGGTGGTTCTGAAATCCACTTTCTTGATGATAGACCAAGAACACCTATAGCTTTGTTTAATAATGCTAATGTCAAAGAAGGAATCTTTAACTATAGCAATGTTCGTAGAGATTTGCAATTTAATACTGTTGAAGTTGTATACTTGGACCGTTTTGACAACTATAAAACAAAAGTCGAATATATTCAAGACGAACAAGATATTCGAAAAAGAGGCGTTTTCAAAACGACAATCAACACATCTGGCGTTACATCGAGAGCAATGGCTCGACGCATTGGTCAACACATTATTTATCAAACAACAAAAGAAAATCAAAGTGTTGATTTTGCCGCAGGATTAGAAGCTTTATTGTGTAGACCTGGAGATTTGATTGTGATTGAAGATGAAATGAAAACCCGTGCTTCTAACTATGGAAGGGTTTTAGATGTCGATCTACCAAATAAAAAACTGCGAATTGATAATCAATTTCTTAGTGGTCAATATACAGGATTCATTACTCTTTATACTCCAACTGGATATTCTACATCATCTGAATTAGAGCAGTTAGCCATCACGGGAAGACAAAGAGCCGAACAGTTTACTATTACTGGAGCCTTGTTAAGTAATAACAATTTGAGCGGTGTATATAAGTTTTCTGGCTATACAAATGGATTTGTTAATTCTGAGACTTATCCATCACAATTTCCAGCTTATACGGGAACTGGCGCAGCAGGTCAAAAATTATTTTGCTACTATAATACTGGAGCTACGGGCTTTGTTTTTGCAACTGGATTGGCATTCCAAAACAATAATACATACGATAAAATTATAACCAACACGGGCGTATTCTATGGCGCTGATATTTCTCCATTAGCTGTCGGAGATAGCGGTAATTATACTGGATTTACTTATAATTCAGCTGCCACAAATAAACGTGGCGCACCATCTGGCGCAATATCTGGAGCTATCAACTGGGATAGTGATTTATATCCAGTTACACAAGGAATTCTTGATCAAGAAATCAATGCGTACAACATATCGCAAATCACAAAAATATCATTAACTGGCTACGATAACACAGTAGATTATGGAAGTATTGTTTATTTAAACCAAAACGATCCTAATGTCAACTTCTTGGCAGCCGTGAAGCCTGGTAGTGTTTATAGAATTGAGCGAACATTAGCGTCTGATCAAATATACAAAATCATTTCCATTCGCGAAAATTCCCAAAACGAATATGGTGTCACAGCTTCTCGTTATGATACAGGAAAATTTGAAACTATTGAAAAAGCCATAACGCAAGATTTCCTTGAAAATACTTACTACACTGGAATTATTGCAGTTGGAAATGCACAGGTTAGACAATTGGCTACGCCAACTATCGCCGCATTCTCAGGATTCAATCAGACAACAAACAATTTCAAACTCACTGGTCGATGGGCATCGGATGCAAATGCGACAGGCTATAGCGTTTCTATCGAAAACTCTTTAGCGGGTTACTTTGAATCCGCTGCTACCAATCAAACAGGAGTTCAATTCACTGGATTGACTAATATTGGCAATTGGACATTGTCTGTCACTGCCTTGGCAGCATCTCCATATATTAACTCTTCTACCGCCACTACGGGAACATTTGTTGCTTATACTGGCGCTAGTACCACAAGTATTACTAAACCAGCCGTTGTAGGCTTTTCTTTACAATAATTTATGTTTTCGTATCAAAATAAAGTAGTTGGGATTACTATTTCAGAAGTGTCAGTGTTTGATACTTCTGATACCTATGATGTTTTAATCAACAATCAATATGTCGCGACCACAAATGATAGCGGTATTTATTTAATTGGCTCAATTGATAGTTCAATTAATTTCAATCCATCGCAGTCGGAAACATATTACTTTAGTGAATTAGCATTAAATGAAGGAGTTAATACATTAACATTTTTTAAAGAGAGTGGCAATGGAGGCGATTTTGAATATGCTGTTCAGCTTTATGATTTGAGCGGGTCGTATTTAATTAATCCTTATAATGTTGAATCAGGAACATTGATTATTGATTCTGGAGATGGGTCGGGCATTGAATTCACTTTAACATACCCAACTCCAGGAGGTTCAATTAATTTGTTTGAGTTTGATCCTGTATTTGATGTTGATACTGGCAACCTAAACCAAATCTTCACAGGCAGCGGCGTTCACTTGCAAAAAGATGTCACTTTTTTCTTTGATATTTTAGACCAACAACTCAATACTGTTTCTTCTAATCAACAGTTCTTAGAAAATCCTTTAATCAGCGGGTGTGTATTTGATGTTTTGAACATAGACGGCTCAGTTGCTGCCGCGAATTTCTTCACTGGAAAATACTCGCGCTCCGTGACGGTTTCTGAGCTTGATAATGAAAACATTTTTGGTGTTTACAAAAAAGATTTCGGCGTAAGATGCAAGCTTCCTAATTCATTTGACGGCTCAACATTTACAGGGGTATTTTTGGCGTATGGCAATGTTCCAAATATTTTAGATATTGTGCCAAATCACGTAGAGTTTAGTGGAGCGCCACAAGCAACAGAATCGTTTAGCTCTTCTGTAGTGTTGCAGAATGACTTGCGATTTACGCGAATGGATCGCTACGATGTGTATGCGTTGACTGGCAGCGGCTCAGCTGTGAATGAATTGACTTATCTCAATCCTACAGCTCAAGAAGGATATTTATTTTCGCAAAGTGCAATCAACGTGTCCGATGTTTATACGCTCACAATCAATAAAAATACACTGACCGAAAACATTCCATACTACTTCACGGTCGTGCCATACGGAACTTTGGGTTCTGGAAAACCTTTTGTATTGGGACCAGCGACATTCGTCACTAAACAAACAAATCTATTGCTACCAGCCGCCGATGTAAGCGCTGTAAACGTATATGATGGAACTGGATTTAGCAGCACAATTTATCGAACAGGCGTGTTTTTCAGCGATACAGGTATTTTGCATCAGTTCTCTTCGGGGCAGTTTACTTCTGTGAATTATTTCGTAGAAATTCGTAGTGGAGACCTCAGACAGCTTTCTGAATTGAAAGGTGTAGTAAATACAACAGGTCTTCACTTAACGCATGAACCCGTAAACGATACATCAACGACATATCAGCTTACGGGTCTTGCGGGGGGATTGTGTGGATTGTATGCGAGTGGAGATAGCTACACTAATGCGACATACAAGCTACAAGCTACAATGATTTAATTACTTGTCATTGCTTCAAGTCCAGCCAAAAAATCAGCTTTAGCATTTTCGGGCAATCGCGAGTAAAATTTCTTTGCTCGACGATATGCACGTTTTGCCATTGCATTTTCTGGTGGCAGTATTTTTCTCAGTTTTTTTGCTTTTTTATTATTCATAGTTTGCTAATGTATGTTTCAATATCTTTAAGGAAGCCCATTTGTTTGTAGAATGATTTTACTTTTTGGTGAGAAGGGTTATTTACAGCGGTGGACATTGTGATATATTTGCACCCCATTTGTCGCGCCGTATCAACTGCCGTCTTAAACAATTTGTAACCAGCTTTTGGATTTTTTGATAACCATAAAAATTCGTGAATCATTTCTTCATTGAATTTCGGGCATCGCACTTTATTAAATGCGATCATGGCATCAAACTTTCCATCTTTCAAGTTACCCCATACCAAGAAATCCCAAGCCAAAATAGAAGGATGAGAGAAGTTAGCCTTGATAGTCTCTGGACTGTGAGATACCAAGGCATGACCTTCACCAGAATCATGTTGTTTAAAAAGCTCATACATATCGTCAATGAGCTTTTCAAACTCTACAGGATTTGTAATCCGCTTAATCATTGATTTTCTTAATCAGAACACGCGCAGTTTTTGCTGGAATGTCTGTAAAGCCACTCCAACTTTTGGCTTCTGCTAGAAGTTCAAGAGTCGTTGTGTCATTTGCTTCTGTCGCAGTTGTCCACATATTACGGAGATACGCTTTGAAGTCTTCAAACGAAAAGATTTTAAGCTTGTCGTTAACATTCTTTTCCAGTGCGCCTTGCGGCGTAATGGGGATAACGCTCGATTGAACAAGGTCGGAAATATCAACCGCTTTATTTTTCGATTTGTCGATTTCATCTGCCCCGACAATGTAGATATTAAGGAAGTTGCGAACGCAGCGAACAAATGCACGATTACACGCAATAGTCTCTAGGAACTTCAAGCAGAAGTTATCTGTGTTAGCTTCTGTCGCATTGGCAACGTCTTCAAAGAGAACAGTTTCTCCTGATGTTTCATAGTTACCCATCCACTCGATAGAACAGATTGCGGTAACGTAATTGAGGGATTGGTGATTGAGGGATTCATGCTTAATGTTGTAACGAACGCTTTTGAATCCTCGAAGGCGAGCCAATTCCTTAATGCCGCCAAGCATAATGAGTAGCTGTTTGTCATCAAGACCTTCAATAGATGTTGGAACTTGTTGTTTTCGAATCTCAAAGTAATCTTTATTGGGGTAAAGAAACTGTGGATCAATCATGGCTCGCCAATCGACAAAGCCATCTTGAGTAAACTTGTATTCTTTTCCTTCGATGAGTCCATCGGAACCCCTTGTTATTTTATTTTGTGTCATAAATATATAAATGGTTTAATTCGCTAAGAAGCAACTCATTATCTTCTATGACGAGGTTCTTGTCAAGAATATTTTTATCTTTTTTCCAGTGGTAAGTGCTGGGGTATTTTTTACCGCGAGATACGATAGTTTTTTGAGAGTGGAAAAATGACTTATTAAAAGTGATTTTTTTGTCATTTAAAATAGACTTATCGGCAGTAGCATAAAGTTGCACATTAAAATTAAAATACTTATTACGCACCGCTGGAAGAATAGCGGCATCTTTAACCAAAAGATTGACACTAATCCCTAGACCACTGACATAATTAATGTAATCATCAGAAATGAGACTATCCTCGTTTACTAGGAAAGAAATATTCTTGAGCTTGCCGCGAACTTTCTGAACAAATTGATGTGGAATTATCTTCTCTGTGAAAAATGAAAACGATTGCAAATACTCGCACCAAGACTCTACATACGAGAACGAGTCGAGATAATCTAGTCTCATGAACCAATGCTTATCCAACATTCCTGGCATTTGCGCGAAAAAGTCTGGAACCAACTCAAAAACAGGATGATGATAGAAATCACCAATAAAACGAGTCGTGAGCGGAATCGACTTTTCGGGCGTAAACTTTTTAATAATCGCATTTGCAATATCCTCTGGTAAAATTTTGTTGATTGAATCTTGTTGATCGACAGCACTGAAGCATGGTTTAACTGACCAAGGTGCTTCAATATTTGTTTTATTTGAACTCCAATAACCATCTGAACAAGCGGCATAAGAATCGCCAAACAGAGTAACGATTGGAACGTCATTGGCACTGGCGAAATGCATCAGCGCATCATTGCTGCCAATATGAACAAGACTATTCTTGACGATGTATGCTTGTTTTTTGAAATCAAGATCAAAGATCAACTCATCAACCGATGTTAATTTAGGCGATTTCGAAGAACCAATTTGAATGATCTTGATCGACTGCTTGCTCAAAAATGAACGCACAGCGTCAAAAACAATGTCAAAATACTTATACTGTTTTGATTGAGCTTGTGGCTCAACAGATACGGTAATATACTTCTCTGGAATTACTGGAAAGAAATGTTCTGCCAGAATAGGTTTGCCAATTTTCACGCCAAGATTCTTGGCATATTCTTCTACTAGGTGACTCATTGTAAATCGAATTGAATTTTGTCTTTGCCGTTATGGATATAGCAAATGTTCTTTTGAGTGGTTGTTGTTGGCATAAATGCTAAGTCGAAATAGCCTTTATGATTCCCAGCCCCCTCTAAAATAAATGAATTCTCCAACATTTCAGAATATAAAATACATTTATGAATAAAAGGATTGTCTTCAATCAATGCAAAATATTCTTGCCGTGTCGCAAAGTAAATATTGTGCTGTGGGTATTGCTTGTGCAAATTTTCCATAAGACTATTCAAAAGAAGAACGTCTGATTCTGTGCCTTGAGCTAATACACAAATGCGTCTGCCTTCGTCGTCTTTATCCAGAACACTCTCAAATGCCAATGGTTTTTGTTGATGTTGAATACACACGTTGCGAAAATGATTGTACATTTGTTCGCGATTGATTTCTTGCTGTAGTTTATTTTTCCATATCTTGAACGAGGTATGATTTTCGTCAACCGATTCACCAAGCATTTCCTTGTGCAGAGAAATGATAAAGTCTTTTTCATCTGCTTCGAAATTAGGCTTATAGTCAGCATTAAAGCGAGAAGGTGGATTGTCGAAGTCGTAATCAACTTCTGGCATAGAGTCAATGAGAGACTCAAGCTCTTTGCCAATTGCTTCAATAGAGCAGTAGTCTACTACGAATTGACGAGCCTTAATTCCAATCGCTGCACGTTCAATCGAGGGCATATTATAAACAGCAAGTAACTGTTCGGCAATATGATCAGGATCAGTAGACGCTTTGATGAATTGAGTTCCAGGTTCTCTATACTCTGCCCAATTGAGTGGCAAACCACCGCTTTCTTCAGTGCAATACTCTTCGCCGCAAGAATAGTTTGTGACGAGCGTGATAAGCTCTGTGAGTTTAGCTTCTTGAATTGGAATCTCTTGACCACCGCTTGTGAATGGATGACAATACACATCCATCAAGTTATAGATTTCGTTCAGTTGGGCTTCACTTACTCCATGATTAATGTTGGTTGTGCTTACTGTTTTCTTGCCGCCACATGCTGGGCAGTCGCGATCTTGTCCTACAAATGGAGCAATAAAATAGCTCTTGCATTGTTTGCAGAAATAGGTCGTGAGAACATCTTTGCTGTCGATGCCTTTTTCTTGCAGGAAAGTCGGAATGTCCCAACCCTCAGACCAGTGAGTGTGAAGCAGTAGTTTAGCGTGAGGAACTTGTTGTTTAAATTTTTTGAAACCATCCAACAAATTAGGAACGCTTTTTCTAAGCTGATTTCTAAACACAAAGCCCACAATATATTCATTAGACAAATTAAACTTCTGACGCAATGCAGCTCGTCTATGATCGTCCATTCTATAGAATTGATTTACGTCTAAGCTTCCCCTCAGAGTTTTAATATGATTATAACCCATTCTTTGAAACGCTTTCTCCGCGAAAGAAGACCATACATAGTAGTGTTTGATTTTGGGCGCAGCATCTACAGCAGACTGTAGGATAGGCAAGCTATCAAGCGTAGTCCAAATCATCGAGTTCACTTTATTCCACCATGGTTTTTCGTAAAACCCATCGAATGCCCAAATATCCTCAATGCCAATATAAACATCTGGTCGAACAGTATTGATAATATCGTCGATACCAAAAGCGCCATACGCTGCTTGACGTTGCTTGTGTTGGTCTTGATTGATTTCTGCCATTTTTTGGACATCTGGCAAAGAGCCATAAGTAGTCCATGGAGTGCTATCAGTTTCGGGGCAGCGCTTCATCAAGCCATTAGCAAGCTCAAAGATTTCATACTTTCCTGTATTAAACAGATAGCGCAGAATATTCTTTTTGTGCTTACCAAATCCAGTAAAGGCTTTGCAGAAATTTGAATGAGCTAACACTCTTTTTTTTCTAGGAGAGTTCATTTTAATTATTGATCATCGGAGCGGTTTTGCATTTGAGCGTTTGAGCGAGCTTCGTAAAGTTTGTGCAAAATCATTTTGCAAAACTCACGAATAGCATAAGCCTCACCAGGCTCGATACCAATACCAAATTTCAAAGCTGAATTTTTAGTGATGGAAAATGAAAAAGCTTTTGTACCATCATTTTTCTGATAAGGTTTAAAAGAGATGGTTGTCTTATTTGTTTCGTGGGTATGAAATGCTTTGTATTCAGCATAGTTTTCAATGGCGTTGATAATGCCGCCAACCTCAAATTCATTTAGTTTAATGACTACTGTTTTTTCGGGGTTTTTTGCATTCTCAGCAAACGAGCCGTTTTTGGTTTTTTCATCCCACGAATGCTGCATAATAGCGTTGACATAGAGACATGGATCTTTGAATTTGCCAGTAGTGCCAAGACGGAAAGCGAATGCGCATCCGCTCGATTTTGAATTGGGTTTATAGAGTTGAATCATACCTGATTTTAAATAGTGCGTAAAAATTTTCCACATAAAGTGTAAGATAAGATGTGCCTTATTTAAATCATAATATTCCCACGATTACTTGCCTGTTGCGTAATGAATATCTTTTTAATCACGAAAAAGGACGTGGTGAGTATACTCCATGTGATGTTCATTCTGTAGCGTCAATTGAAAAGAGAGTTCCTTTGTTTGAGGCATTCTTAACCAATGGAGTCAATTGGACTCGCAGACCTATTACAGCGTTTTGCTGGAAACCTTGTGATCCAGTGCCGCTAGAACATGCTATGTATTGGGATTGTTTTAGTCCTTATGTTGATGTTCAGGTTCGCACACGAATGAAAGGATTGAGGGCTTTATTGATTACCCCATCCAATACCAAAGAAGCGGGAGAGTATATGTTCACTCTTGATTGGGGATGGGAGAACAAGAGTATCTTGGACACCAACTTCTCTGAAACGCCAGAACATAAATGCGCTCATGTATTCAAGATGGACAATGGTAATTTTTATGCTTACCCGAACAATCGTATTGTATGGCATGACAATGCATGGGTGGATAAACCAATTGACAAAAACCCAGGATATAAAATCGACTTGACAGTATACAGTGTTGAAAACAAACGCACACTATTCACTGATTACAGTTACATGACGGAATTCACCACCCAACCAAAAGATAAAGATGTCTCTCAGTAAGAAAGAATTAACAAATCAAATACGAAATGGCATATTAGTAAAGCTAGTGCCAAGTTCTATTGTCGGGGCGGGAGTTGGAGTGGTAACTCTTACTGAAATTCATAAAAACGAAGTTGTTTTCGCGCCAAAAGATTTGCACTTTATTCGATGGACTGAGGTTGGCGATATTGAGCATGGTGTTTTAGACCATATTAAAAAAGTTTGTAACAACAATGAATATGGCTTTTGGATTGATTGTAACATTAATGATATTGGCGCGGCTTATTTCGTAAATCACTCTGATGATCCAAATTTAATTCACGATAAACAATGTGATATTTACTATGCCGCCAGAAAAATTGCAATAGGAGAAGAACTTACGTGTAAATATTCTCCAGACGAGATTGATTGGGTGTAATAGTTGTTAATGAGCGCATCATTGACAGGGATTTATATTGAGCAAAGGGCATGTTTTAATTTGACTGCGCAGTTGCAGAAAAACGGCAGCGTTTACAACCTTAGTGGGGCAACCGTCACGGGACAAATTCGTCGTGATTTTGATGATGAATTGCAAGCTGTGTTGCATACTGAAATACTTAGCATACCAAGTGGTATAGTAAAAATCAGTTTGGATGGCTCAGCCACGGCAAATATTGATCTAGCTCCTTGTAGTTGGGACTTGTATGTCGATAAAGAGTCGGAGTGTCCAGACAAGTTATTGTATGGGCCTGTTTATGTAGCAAAAAGCAATACTAAATAAATATGTCTGATTCTGTTGTTGTTAATGTGATTTCGCCTGAAGTAACCAATATCAATGTTACTGATACTGGCGAAAACATTTACATTAATCCTTTGACACTTAATCAAGGCATTATTAATCACTCAGTAACGCATCAAAGCGGTGGAAGCGATGAACTGCTTCATAATCTTTTGGGCGGATTGCAGGGTGGCTCTGGAGGTAACTACTATCACTTAACATCAGGTCAATATGCTAATTTAGTAACTGGCGCGGTCATTCGACCATCTGATACTGGTGCTTTTTATCCTAGTTATAATCCTTCTGGTTTTATTACTGGAGTTGATTTGTCGGCGTATGTGACAGGTGATGTAGTGAGGCCATCAGAAACTGGCAATTTCATCACCACTTCTCAGACGGACGCATTCTATCCAAGAAGCAATCCGTCTGGCTTTATAGTTCCATCACAAACAGGAGCTTTTTACGCTGCTAGCAATCCTTCAGGATTCATCACAGGCGTTGATTTATCTGCCTACGTGACAGGAGATGTGGTAAGACCATCTCAGACAGGAGCATTTTATCCTGCAAGTAATCCATCTGGTTTTATTACTGGTGTTGATCTTTCTGCTTATGTTACTGGTAGCGTGGTTCGTCCTAGCGAAACTGGTAATTTTATCTCTTTTGCTGCTTTAACAGGTGATCGTGGCGATATTACAATCACTGGCAATAGCCCAACTAACTTAAATTTTTCAATAGATAGCTCGGCAGTTACTAATACCAAGATTGCTGACGGTGCAATCACTACCGCCAAAATTGCAAGCTTTAACGTCACTACAGACAAGCTTGGAAGTCTTGCGGTGACAACCAATATTATTGCCTCAAACGCTGTTACCAATACTAAATTGGCAGACATGGCTTCTCAGCGTATTAAAGGTCGTATTTCTGCGGGAACAAGCGATCCAGAGGATTTGACGGCTAGCCAAGTGAGAACACTTATTGATTTCGACAATACTGTTAGCGGTCTGTTGTCGGGATATGTCACTGGATCAGTAGTGAGACCATCAGAAACGGGAGCGTTTTACGCTGCTAGCAATCCTTCAGGATTCATCACGGGTGTTGATTTATCTGCCTACGTGACAGGAGATGTGGTAAGACCATCTCAGACTGGCGCTTTTTATCCAATTTCCAATCCTAGCGGTTATGTAACTGGAAGTGTTGTGAGACCTTCTGAAACAGGCTCGTTTATTACAATCTCTCAAACTGGAGTATTTTATCCAACTTCCAATCCAAGTGGATTTGTAACTGGTTTGGTCGTGCGACCATCCGAAACAGGAAGTTTCATTACCACGGCGCAAACTGGCGTTTTTTATCCTGCTTCTAATCCTAGCGGTTTTGCAACGGCAGTTGACCCAGTTCGAACTACGCTTACTGGCAATGGCATAGTATCTGGTTATGCAATCAGTGGAGCAAATAACCTAATTAATCCAAGCGCTTTAATTGTCGCAATTGACGGTGCGTTACAAGAACCAAGTGTTGACTATACTGTAAACAGTGGACAAATTACATTCACAAGTCCATTGCCAAGTGGTAGTAAGGCGGTTGTGATCTCTCCAAGTAATTCACTAATCGCTGGACAGGTCGTGCCAAGTGATGGCAGTGTAACAAGTGCTAAGATTGCGGGTGGTCAGACTATTAGCGATTTGACGTTAGCATCGTCTACGACTTTTAATTCAACTTCTTACACATATGGAGCAGGAGCAGCATCAGCGCACCGTGCTTCACTTGGTATTGTCTCTGTATCGGCACTTATTCCTGTTTTTTATGCGTATGCAACGCTCTATACTTATAATGTTAGCAATCAAACAACAAATAGATTATGGAAAAACACAACAACAATACAGAATGCTCCCGCTATAACACCATCGGCAAGTTTTACAAAAGGAGCGAGAGGTGAAATTATTGCTTCTGGTAATTCATATACATTTAATAATATAAATAACCCATCGCCGTCAACAACATACGAAGCACCATACACCCTTTTAGTTGTTTTACGTCCAATAGCTCAGACTACAAATAATGGCATATTTAGACATCGCAATTGGGACCCAAATTATACAACTGGTAATTTACTACAAGCACGATTTTTAGGTGGCACTTATCAAATTTTAACATCAAAGGTTGTCCCTACGACTGATTTTGTGTGTATTGCTTATACTGGAAATAATTTAGTTCAAAGAGCTGCAATATGGCATAATAATGAAATCGTTTCAGGGAGTAGCGAGGTGACAATGACAGCGAATCAGTCTCTCATTGATATGACAATCAATGCTGGTAGTGGTGGATCTGCCAGCGGAGTGGAGTTTGTGGCAGCACAGGGCTTATATGGAATGTTGAGCGAAACAGATTTGCGAGCGTATGCTGAAGCATTTTTTAAATCAGTTATTAATTAAATAATCACAATGGCAATCACACAAATATCAAACAATGTAATTCTTGATGGTACGATATTACCAGCTAAGTTAAATATATCATCAGCACTAAGAACTTTTTTTGGTAGTGCTACGAGTGCTAATTTAGCATCTGCTGTTAGCGGAACGACTGGAAGTGGCAACTTAGTGTTTGGTGTATCGCCAACGATCACGACTCCGACGATTGCATGCTCTGGCAACGGCACAATAGCAACTTTTCAAGACGGCAGTGGCAAAACCGTTACAGTTGAAACTGCATCATTCGGCACTCAAATCAGCATCAACGCCACGGGCGGCACGCTTGGAGCTTATGCCACGCTGAATGGTCAGAACGAATCATGGGTTAATGTCATCGCGGCATCGAATACAACCGATCTGAGATGGATGAGGTTCGGCAATGGCAGCAATGCCCAGCGCGACCGATTTTCCATTCAGCGCCTCAATGACACAGCAACAATCATCCGCGCAACGCCCTTTTCCTTTGCTAACAACGCACCGACAAATAGCTTCTACATGGAATCTGATGGTCGCGTTGGATTTGGAACTGCAACGCCTAATGCCAGTGCGATTATTGACTTAACCAGCACCAATAAAGGATTTTTACCTCCGCGCATGACAACTACTCAGCGGGGAACAATTAGTTCCCCAGCTTCTGGTTTAATGCTTTATAATTCGACCACAAATGCTTTTAATGTCCGCACCAACACTGGTTGGTTTGATTTGTTCAGCAGTGCGACAAGCTCTATAACCAGCTCAACGTTGATAAACGCAATGACTGATGAAACTGGAACTGGTTCTTTGGTCTTCAACACTTCACCGACATTAAACAATGCGAGCCTTAACACGTCTACATTGAATAACTGCACAGTCCTTAATAAGATTTTTGTAAATGTAAACGGTGTATTAGTAGAGTGCAGTGGAATAGTGAATGATAGCTTGTTTAATACAAGCCCACCAACTTCAAGTAATGACTCAGCTCAAGGGTTTGTGGTTGGTAGTCGTTGGCACATGCTAAATGGTGATCGTTATATTTGCCGAGACAATACTGCGAGTTCGGCTGTTTGGAAAAAATACGCGCATAATGCCGCAATTGCAGTGATTGAAGGGTATTCAAATCTCGATAATACAATTTTGGCTGACGGAGGACTTTTGACCGTGAGAAAAAATTCTATTAACGATGTTTACATCTCAAACAATCAAATTTGTAACAGTTTAGTTATTAACGCAGCGAATTTTAGCGCAGACACTATTAACTTCTCAACGTTACCTCTATTACAAGCGCTTTCGATATACGATCTTAACAATTTGGAAACTATCAATTTAACAGCAAATATTGATGTCGCTGCGATCCATTTGGAAAACTTAAGTGATCTCAATTTGTTTTTAACTCCAGAAGTCACCAATTTAACATCATTGACCATCATTAATTGCCCAGCGATTGATTTTGATACACTAAATATGGGGACGGGTGATTTGGGGAAATACGATTACTTAAGCGATCTAATCGTTGACGGCGTTAGCAATTCGATGGGAGACCCTTTTAGCTTGGATAGTGTTCCTGCCGCTACATCTATAACATTTAAGAATGTAACAAACTTACCTTTTTATGGAATGGTTGAGAGCTATCACCCAGTCCAACAATTATATATCGAGAGATGCTACGGAGTGTCTACATTGCCGTTTGCTTATCTAACTTCGTTAAGCAGTTTGACTTGGCGCGGCGAAGACCCAATGAACAGATTGGGAATCCTTTCGATCTACGACTTGGATTTAACTATTGCTACCAATTTAGATATGCAATTTAGTTCGATTGATTCTATATCTACGATCAATTTGCCAACCACCCTAACCCATTGGGACTTGACTGGTTCCTATCTTGGGAGTAACACAGTATTGTCCGCTGCCCCTTCTGTGACTCATTTAACTTTGGACGGGGCTGAAGTGGCATCTACGCAGACATTCGACTTAACGCAAACCGTATTTGATAGCGTGACGCACTTGAGTGCAGATGGGGCGATTGGTTTATTTGCTTCCACTGGTGGTCTTACAGATGGTATGACTGGTCTTTTGGATTTGGATTTAAGTAATTCTAATATAGCTATTGACCTTACGAATAACACTGCTCTGACGCATTTGCATCTAAGCGACTGGGCAGGCAACGATTTGGTGAACGCTAACGGAAACCCCAATACCGACACCTTAGTGAACTTGATTCACATGAATGTTGCTTACTCAAGCTCTATTACCAGTCTGGATGTGAGCAATAATGTTCTTTTGACTTTTCTGAATGCCTCTGGATGCGCCGTCTCCAACGTGGATACTATACTGATTGATATAGATACTGCGGGATTAAGTGATGGGTTTTTGGATTTATCTGGAGGAACCAATGCAGCCCCCACGGGAGGAGCTAGTAACGCGGAAGTTCTTAGCCTCCAAGGAAAGGGATGGACAGTAAACCACAACTAAAAGATATGAAACTCGATATTGGACAAACAACTGAAGAATTTGAAAAGGATTTGACCCGCAAAGCAGTCAAGGCAGTAATCCATTTACAAGTGGTATTAAGTAGTTGCTACTACGAGTTTTGGGACAGACCAACGCAAGAAATTCTTGACTCTATCAATTCAGACGTTCCAGAAACAATGGCGCGATTTTCAGGGAATACTGCGATTGGTATGGCAATCAATGAAAGACTGGAAGCGACAGATTGGGAAGGTCGGGTTCCTGTTACCATGCCAGAAGGCTATAGTTTTGATAGCACAACAAATACATTTAATTATACCGCTCCAGTGGTAATTGTGCCAGAACTAGAAGTAATTGAAGAAATTGTTACTTCAGATCCTGAGCCAGAAGTCATTGTTGAAGAACCTGACGATGAGGTAGCTTGATTATTGTTCTGAATTGCCAATTAGTGGCTCCATAATATCTCTAATCAAGAAAGTATTGTATTGACTGAGGCTTGGTATCATTGCCAACGCCTCTTCATTACGTAAAAATACGCTTACCATTTGCAATATCTTTGCTGGGCGCGAACTCTCATATAGATATACTTCGCATAAGTAATTGAAAATCGTCTCATAAACAAACAGTCGAAGCATTAAATTGGAACAAGAGTTATACTCTTCGATAAACTGCTGCTCATTAAAGTCGGGGAAGAGAGATTTATAGTCCATAGCAAATTGCCTTTGATATTCCAAAGGAATTCCCATGTTGATAAAAAGATTGCACAAATCAAACAACTGATTGCCCATGTAACCATGTTGCAGGTGTTGGAATTTAAATAGATTATTTTTGATTAAAATGTTATCTGGAATAAGCTTTCCGTGGCAAAAGTCAGAAGTCTTACAGAAACTTTGCCGCGAAAGATATTCAACTTCATTCTTGAGAGTTTTGAGAATCGACCGCAGATTGTCAATGTTGGTGTGATCAGCGATAGCAGCAAGAGAATGTTCTGGTAATTGCTCTATATCATAACGAGCGAATACATCATTGAGATAATGGGAAAATGTTCTATCTACTTTTACGCCGCGCAGTTTATCAAAAGTATACAGAAATGAATCGTTATGTTCAAAGATGGACGAAAGACCAAATTCAGCAACAGTATCAGCAGATTCAAAAGATGTTACGATATATTGCACAGATTCTCCATACTTTGTTTTGCCGTGCTTATAAGCAACAGGAGAAAATGGTGCGAGTTGTTTTAGGATATTATATTCATGCGCAAAAAAAGATCCATCACCATCAAATGAATACTTAAAATAACGAGCTTGTCCTTCAATTACCGCTTTGAAGCAGTCGAAATCCATTTGGGAATCCAAAAATTTAACATTTTCAGCAGATGAGAAACCAATCTTTTTTAAGATATTTTGCGCCAAAAGTTCATTCTCCGTATCTGTTTGATTCAAAGAAAATAAATATGGTCTATTAGTGTTAGTGATAGATTGCACGTTGTATTGTAACGAAAAAACCCAGTCTTTCGACTGGGTTTTAGGTTTTTTATGTTCGACCAACTTATGCAGCGTACGCTCTGCTATTAGTAAAGACGAGGTCAATACTCGACTTATTGATCAGTCGCTCACGACCATTGTTGCGATCATAAATCGACACTTTCTGCGGAGTTTCGCGACGAAACTGAGCATTGATTGTTTCTCCGTTTTTGAGATAAAGACCAAAGAAGCGACCTTTTGCTTGTTTCATTGCGTCCACTGCCGATGTTTTTTTATTTTGTTTGTTACTCATTGCGCTGTTATACTAAGCGATTACCACCGACTTGTCAAGAACTTTTATCGTTAAATTGCGACTTTTTTTACCAGATGCGATAAACTTCGCTAGCGATGTTTGAACTTTGTTGCGGAAGATTGTTTTGATTTCGCGAGCGTGTAGCTTGCTAACATCATCGACAAGATCCGACAGAGTGATTTGGCAGTTGATTTTTATTCCTTTTTTATCTGCTCTTTCTTTGAGTTCTTGAAGGCACTGTTCAAAAATTCGCGAGAGAGATTCTTCGTTGATTTTCTCAAACACGATAACTTCATCAATTCGAGACAGCATCTCTGGAGATAGAGTCTTTTTGATTGAAGACTCAAAAGATAGCGAAATATCCTCTGCGTGAGACATAAAGCCCATAGACGGCTTACTTGCTTCTACAGCACCAATGTTACTCGTAAGAACGACAATCGTGCGAGAGAAGTCAATATCGCGTCCATATCCATCCTTGAGCTTTCCTTCATCGAGGATTTGAAGCAACAGATTAAGAACAGTAAAGCTACCCTTTTCGATTTCGTCAAACAAGATGAGACTATTGGGATTATTGCGCACGAACTCTGTAAGAATACCTCCTTCATCGTGACCGACATACCCTGCGCTTGCCCCAAGAAGACGCGATACAGAAGCTGATTCTTGGTATTCACTCATGTTGAGTTGTAGATAGCTACTATCGTTGCCAAAGAATTCTTTTGCGATTTTCTTGGCGGTGTGAGTTTTACCCACGCTCGTTGGACCAACAAACAGAAAGCTCGACAGTGGTTTGTTTGGCGCATTGAGTCCAGCTTTGGCACATGCTAAGCAATTGTAAATTTTGTCGATTGCTTTGTTTTGACCGAAGATTTCTTTTTTGAAGTTGTCTGCCAGATCAGAGAATTTTTTGTCCATGTTGTTTCTGAGCGTATCTACATTCACGCCAGAAAGATCAGACACAACTTTGAGCAAGTCTTCGATAGTAACAACGGCGATTGGTTCTTCTCCCGTTTGATTAGTTGTATTGAAGATGCGGATTTTCGCCTTAGCAAAAGCGCGATCAATCACATCGAAAGCTTTGTCGATAAATTTTTTGTGCGGCAAATAAGTCTCACACATATCGACGGACATTTTTAGCATTTTTTTCGGGAATTTGATTCCATGATGCCGCTCATAAGCTGGAGCGGCTTTTAGCACGATTTCTTTCATTTGTTCCAGATCTGGTTCTTTAATATCCAAGACATGGAATCTGCGAGTTAGTGCTGGATCTTTTTCAAAGTATTTTTTGTATTCTGAATAGGTTGTCGCGCCAATGCATTTGATTTCGCCGCGAGCTAATGCTGGTTTAATGAGATTGGCAAAGTCGGGTGATGCTTCTCGACCACTGCCAGCACCAATAATGCTGTGAATTTCATCAATAAACAGAACAGCGTTAGCATCAGCTTTTAGCTCTTCGACAAGCTTGCTAAAGCGCATTTCGAATTGACCACGATATTTGCTACCAGCGATCAGTGACCCAACATCAAGAGAATATATTTTTTTGTTTTTTAATGGTCCATTATACTTTGGCGATGAAATGTTTTGAGCTAGACCTTCAACCACTGATGTTTTTCCTGTTCCTGCTTCTCCCAAAAGAACGCAATTGCTTTTGATTTTGCAGCTAAGAATTTCTTCTAGGTTTCCAATTTCTTTTTCTCTGCCAGAGATAATGCCAAAACCTGGCTTCATTACAACTTCATTAAGCAATGTGCAAAATCTGTTGATTTGTGATTGACCAAGTTCTTTTGATTCTGACGCATTATCCAGAT